TCCACGCTGATGACTTCGGAGACAGGTTCACTCATCAAGTTGGTGAAGTCGTCTACGATGCTCGCACCAAATTCGGCTCTGCGTGGGCTACGATGACGCAGAGCTCTTTTCAGAAGTATGGCTTCGGTCGGCTTGGTGTCGGCTTCGGTCAGAAATACGTTCGCAACGCTGCGGGTGAACTGCACAAGGTGGAGGGCTGATAATGTCGTATGGTATCTACACTTGGGAGTTGGAAGAACTGACTGTTTTCAACGCCCTTGATGACAAAGAACCAAAGAAAGTCAACGTTGAGTTTGTTCTTGTCTGCACTGATCCAGGCACGCCAGAAAGTGGAAGATTCGGTCCGCCGGAATTCTATGATCCAGGTGAAGCTCCCACATGGGAAATCGAGAGCATTCAGATCATCTTTGAAAATTCTCCTCCTCTTGGCATTACCGAAAATCAATTCATGGAATTATTCCCAAGAGGAGACAGTATAATTGACATGGCTATCGAATGTGCTCTTGACAACGGTATTGTAGAGTCTGATTACGAATGAATTTGTTCGTGCTTGACGAAGATCCAGCCGCTTCGGCGGCTGGACTTGACGATAAACGCATTGGCAGTGCCCTGCGTGAAGTCAACCAGATGATGTCTACTGCGCTTGCTCAGAGCGGCGTAGAGGGCGCTAGCGTAGGGCCGGGGCTGCTATGCCGCCCAAGCCATCAACGCCATCCAGTGACGCTCTGGGTGGGCCAGACAAGCGGCAATTTTGCGTGGGCATACGCCTATGCAATGGCGCTCATTAAAGAATGGCAACTCCGCTACGGAACATGGCATAGCTCTAGCGATAGAACACCATACATATGGAGATTTAGGACTTGCATTCCTCAAGGCCCTCTGTTACCGTTCCAAAATAGCGCGAGACACGGTGGATTGGGGCTTGACTTCACGCATCTGCCAGTTCCAGAATCATACCGAGCGTATATTCAGGAGCGCTGGCTGACAGACAAACGGCCTCCGACCTACACGAATCGGGAGTGGCCTGAATGGGTGAGCTGGAACCAAAAAGCATGAGGATTAAAGCAGGGATCCGAATCGGTTTCTGGGATCACACCAAAACTGGTCCTTTCAAGGCTATCGGATATTACAACGGACCTGATCTTGGTGATCATATCCCCGGCACCAGACTTCAGCAAAATCTGATGGAAGGTGAGCTCGTCTTCCATGTTGGAGTTTTGTTCAGACCTGATCTTGGCAAAAATCAGAGACTAGAAACGATTTTGATTCTTGAGAAATATATTCCCGAGATGTTCGAATACGAGCACTGGGAGCGTCTGTGTAACGACAAATAGAATTTGTCTTCACCCCGCTCTTTAGGTAAGGTGCAAACTATAGCGGCACCATCCTAAGGAGAGGGTAAATGGGAAGCAACGTCAGGCTGGCCTACGACAGGCCCAATGGCTGGAGCATCAGCCTCTACAAAATTTCTGACAGCTACGGCACCTACTTCGTCGTTTACGAGTCGGTCGTTGACGGCTACGGCGACTATGACGGCGAGGATGCCATGGACTTCAACACGGAGGCCGAAGCCCGCAAATACTACGAGAAGCGGGTTGAGTTTCTCCGTGACACGCCCAACTGGGAGGCCCAGTCGGCGTATGATGAGCTGCACGGCACGATCAACGGCGTGGACCCGGGGATCGTTGAGTGGCGCGAACTGGTGGGGGAATAGATGCTGAAGTGGTTCTACGTTGACGTCGGGGTTGTGACAAACCCCGACGCTCATCCCGGATCCAAAATCGGAGACACGCAGTATAGGTTCATGGATGACATGGACAACCCGACTTTTTCCTATGACTACGTGTCTCTGGAAAAAGCTCTGGCTGAACATTCACCCTGCGTGATCGTTTGGGTGCCCAAGGTGATGCGGAACATGAGGCGCATGATGGAGATGAATGCCGAACTCCCTCAAGAGCAGCGTGACATGCTTCGCTTGAAAGGAATGATCTGATGATCTACTATGTTGCTGCGACGGATTGCATGTCGTGGGGTCGCGGAGCCTATGCTTGGGAAGCTGTTGGCCATGCTCTTCAACACTCTGGTCGCAAAGCCACGAAAGTTGTTCTCTTTGAGGTGGATTCACCCAGGGAGGGTGACGTCTATGTCAACGACATGGGCAACATCGTTGCGCCCAAGGGGAGCAAATTCAGAGAGCTTGCTACGATCTCGTTGCACCGTCTCTCGCCCAAGTTCTACTCGTTTTTCGACGAGCTTGAAGCAATGCTGGAATGAGGCGTGTTCTATGAAGATCGACTATCTGCCCACTGAAGACGACATCATGTATGCCTTCTACGATGATCAGAAGAACGAAGTTCGTTGGTGGGGTTGTTCCAAGAACACTCCTTACGATCCTGAGTATTCTCAGTTCGTCGTGACAACGTGGTCATTGTGCAAGCCTGCGGCTGGTATTCGCATGATTTCCACTTCAGGATGGAGCTGACTGAGTCGCCGGATAGGGTTGTGATCTTGGCAGCTTGGGATGTGGGCTGATCCAAGCCCAGAAGCAGTTGAATGGAGACGACAGAACAAGAAACGAGTTCGTCCGTATGTCCGCAAGCGACTACGACTGACTCCGTGGCTACTGCGCTGGACAGCATTGGTGCTGCTGTCGGCGCTTCTCTTCTGATAGGAGGACTTGTGATGCAGTATCTGTCAAAGACAGTGCCTATCTACGAGTGTGGAAAGTGTGGCGCTACCGGCCGACTGGAAGGCATGTGTGAGTGCTGCAATGTCACCGTGAGATATTATGATGATGAACCTGCTACCTACTGGAGTGTCGCAGTCTACGAGACTGGACTGAACTATGGTGGTCCGGAAGAAGGCGGCTGGTGGTATGAGTGTGGATGGCTGATTGATCCGCATAAGCAAAGAGTTTTTGACTCTCTGGAACAGGCAGTCAAATATCACAAAGAGTTGCTCAATCATTACAAGGACACGAAGAATATCGCCGTTCACGGTTCCAGTTCCTGGCTACCCTGTCTACTGCTGAGGAGGAAATCATGGCAGAATGTGTGCGACTCTACTACGATGGGTATCTGATGAATACCATCGAGCCCAGCTCCAAATTCAAAAGCATCCCCAACGCTCGCTGTGATACCGCAGAAGGGCGTGAAAAAGTCGCTCGGAGGCTGATGGAAGGTTGGATCCGAAATGCAGGCTACCATCGCCATCTGTTCAGGATTGAGCATGGAAAGACTGATCCGCTGGTTTTGTCCAGAATGACTTCCGAAATCATGCAAAAATGGAGCGTCAAATGCGTGGAATTCTGATCAACCCTTGGACGAAAGATATCAGCGAAGTGGAGTGTGGAAAATTATCGGCCCAGAAGTCAACCTGTTCACTATCGGGCTGTATCTGCCCAATAGAGACGCGCTGTTCTTGGACGATGAAGGTTTGCTGAAACAAGGTGTTCTCCATTAATGGTGAGCTTTTCGCTGGAAAGGGCTTGATCTTGGGATCCACCCGTAGTGGTAACTCTGCAGATGCAAAGTCGACCATAGCCCAGATAAAGGCTATGGTCGGCTGGACAAATCTGGTGACAGCATGATCAAGTTTCTGCTTGTGCTTTTCGGATCCATCGTATTCTGTATTGGAGGTCCACTGGTAGTTCTTCTTTTGATAGAGGAACTACCAGTGACTTGGCTCAACATTTTTCTGGTAGGAGGAATTGAGAGCTTTTTTGTGTTGATGGCGATTGAGCTCGCTAAACTCGTGAAGCAGTTGTGGAGAGATCTCTAGGTTTAGGTATTTTTCGAGAGGAAACTTCCTTTACTGGAGGGAGTTTCCTCTCGGGATACGTTTCTGCAATCTTTCTCCAGTCTGGTTCCATGAACATGAGTTTGACTTCATCTTTCATGATAGAGTTCTCTGTCTTCTCTGAAACGACTAACAGGTCAAGCTCTTCTTGCATTCTTGGCTGCCATTCATTTCGGTTTTTCGGCCAGTCGTTGTTCATCTCCAACCATTTGTAGAGCACTGCGCTGAGTTGCCATTCAAGACCGTATTCCAGATCTTTGATGGATTGGAAATTATAGACCGGTTTTGCTTCTTCGGTTCTGGAGTTCCTTAATGATCTGGGATCGTATAGCACTGAATGAATGATGCTGTTCCCCATTATCTTCTTGGATACCAATGAGCGAAGTTTTTCGTTCCAGAATACGAAGTCGTAGAGTTCCCCAATAGCGACCCTGGATGGGATATCGCCGTTGCGAACTGCACGGTAAAGGTGAATTGCAGAGATGATCTGCTTCATGCTGAAGAAGTATGGCATCCTTTTCTGGATTTTCGGCTGTGTGCGATATAGCAGTGGGATATCTCCATCGTAGTCTGGACGATTGGGACGAGCAGCGTTGAACAGAGCTTTCATTTCCTAACTCCTTACGTCTTTAAGCCTGAAAGTGTGGTCAGGTGCGGTTGTAAGATTATAAGTATTTGCAAGTGGATACAAGGGGTTGAAGGTTCAAAATGGAGTTAAAAACTTAAAGACATCCGGCGCCAGCTTTGCGTGGGTTGCGCTAAACTGGGGCGCGGTGGATGCCCAACGGCTGGCGGCGGGAGCTAGTGTGGTTAAAACTATTTATCTTTTTATATATTATAAAGAATAATAATATATAGTAAAAGCAAGGGGATAGGGTTTAGGGCATAGGACCATACTTGGCTCAGTATAAGGGTTAAAGACGTTATATGACCAGTCGGTAGATTAGGGAGTTTTGTGATGCAATTTTTCGGTGGGATTAGGGAGTTGTGCTGCAACTTTGGGTAGATTAATATGATACACGAGAGATCCTCTTCGTCAAGATCTCACGCACAGATAGGAAACGAAAATGGATGAAGATCGCGATCCCGAAAGTCAAGAATTCACTCCAGAATACAGCAACGTCAGAAGGCGTCCTCGCTCTCTGCTCGCTCGTGGATCCAAGCCGGTCCTGGTCCAATATCAGGATGAACACGGAAATTGGCGATCGAAGATAAAAATGTCCCGGATAAAATTCGGGGATGCAGAAAAAGGAGTCTTTCTAGAAGTCTTCCGCAAATGGGGAAGAATGGGAGAGGCGGCTGCGGCTGCCGGAGTCTCAACCCAATGTGTCCGAAAAGCGATCCACGAAGATGAAGATTTCGCCGAGGCTGTTCTCATGGCCGAGGAGGAATACAAGGAGAAGCTCATTGGGCATCACCAGAATCTCGTCTTCAATGGGACGATAAGGAAGAACTACGATCGCAAAGGGAATGTCGTCTCCGAAGAGACCATCTATCCCATCCGACTGATCGAGCTTGAACTGAAAAAGCACGATCCTGGCTACAGAGAGAAGCAGGAAGTCAGCGTGAATCATTCTGGCGGCGTTCTCATCGCGCCTGCCGAGATGGCGTCTGTCGACGACTGGGAGAAGCGTTTCTCCAATATGAAAGATGTGACTCCCTCCGAAAAGAGCTACGATCCTGCTCCTCTTGGGCATACAGACGATAATGAAGAAGACGAAGGCTGGCCTCGCTGACCGAGGCTGGCCTTGATGACCGAGTGAAATTGAACGAGTGAGTCCATCCGATTCTTTCCGGATGGATCAATCTTCATTTTCATCTTCATCTTCATCTTCTTCATCCGTCAGACGATGATAAAGAAGACGAGGATAAAGAAGACGATTGACAAAATAGAATTCATCACCTTCATCATCTTCATAAAAATGATGATGAAGATAAAGAACACGAAGATGAAGATAAAGAAGACGAGGATAAAAAAGAAGAAGACCACGATCGTCGAGACAGACAAATACGAATTTTCTTCTGAGTAGTCGCATACTAGGGTGTAAGCACTAGGCAACTCTCACAAAGGGGAAAATCCATGTCCAAATTCACAAAGGCCGAAATCCGGACCATCTGTCTGTTTTTCGGCGTTAACCCGTCCGAAGATGTGTGCGAACTTCCGGAAAACTACTTTTTGGAAGAATCGTCCGTGGAACATCCCGTGGGGGATATTCTGCAAGTGCAGCAAAACGGCTACGTCGTCACCTTTGAAGATGCGGTGGCCGAATTCGCCAAGCACCCTTGGTATTTCCAGCGGAATTTCGTTGGGCTTGTGGAAGCTCTTAAGCTCCTCACCGGCGAAGTCAAGTAATACTGTCGTCAGCGGGATGAGGGCCGAGAAATCGGCCCTCTCTTTTTGAGGATAATATCGTCATCATTTTCGTCTCTCTATGGTTGTTTCTTGATTTCATCTTCTTCATTTTCATCTTCATCTTCATCTTCGAAGATAAATGACCGAGTGAGTTTATCCGAGATGAGATGAAGATATTCTTGTAGATGAAATGAGATAGATGTGAAGATGACGAAGATAAAGAAGATGACGAAGATAAAGAAGATGAGGATAAAGAAGATCAGGATGAGGATATCGTTCCTCTCAGATTGAGATAAATGGCGCTTTTCTTCTCACCCCTCTTGGGTTAGGTTGCAGCTATGGGCAATGGTGCTCATCCATAGGAGGCTACCCAATGACGAAGTTTAAGTTCGCTCCTCGTGAAATCAAAACCAAAGAGGAGCTGCACCTGCTCGCTTTCTACGCCTACTTGCAGTATTTGCACGAAGGCTTTGAGGTGACGATTTGCAAGCTGGGCGTGGCGCGGGGTGCTTCGTTCAGCCGCAACCAGCATCCTTTCAACGGGCTGCGTGGGGTTGAAAAGCCCAGCATCTACGCTTGAAGACAAAGGACCGAGTCGGGTTATCCGACTCGGTCTTTCTTTGGGTTGTTTGTTCATCTTCATCTTCATCTTCGTTTTTGAAGATGAAGAAGACTGGACGAAGAAAAGAAGACCGGACGAGCGATTCGACCGAGTCGATCAAAACGACCGAGTGGACGAAAACGACCGAGTGGACGAAAACGACCGACGATGAAGACGACCGAGCGAGTGGAAACGACCGACGAGGACGAAGAGACCGACGAAGACGAAGAGACCGACGAGGCCGAGACCGACGAGGCCGAGACCGCCGAGGCCTAGAACCTGGGGGCCGGGGGCCGGGGGCCGGGGGCCGGGGGCCGGGGGCCGGGGGCCATTGGCTACCTATGGGCAACGCTTAGTTGCCTAATGGGCAACGTGCTGCCCTAATTTTGCCGTATTTGCTTGCCATACCTATCCTTGCCTAGGGGCGGCATGGGGCCGCTACCAGGCACTAGCAAAGGGTCAAAGCAATGGCTACCACCCCCACCGGCGCCACCGGCGCCTCCACCGGCGCCACCGGCGCCACCACCGCCAAGGCCAAGGCCAAGGCGCCCACCCCCACCGTGGCCAAGGCCACCATGGCCACCGCGCCCACCGCGCCCACCGCGCCCACCGCGCCCTTGTTCGTGGTCGGCCCGTGGCCGGTCAAGGCTCAGGGCGGCAACTCCATCAGGGCCTACTGCTACAAGGTGGCCGTGGCGTTGCAGGCGCAGCACCCCGGCGGCTTTACGCTGGCCCAGTATGCCAGCGCCCTTGCGGCCAGCGCCGCTGGTAGCAACATGCGTCAGCCCGGCACGGGGTGGGGTACGGCGGCCAAGCCCAACGGCGCGGCCTACGCGCACGCCAACTGGTTTGCCCACCCCAAGCAGGGGTGGCTGGCCCCGGCTGGCAAGTAGCGGCCACCGGCCCTGCCCTACGGGGCAGGGCCACTACCCCCAAGGGGATGAACATGCACAACGTGCTGATACCGCTAGCAGCAGTGGCCCTTGTGGCCTATGCCCTAGCGCCAACTGTTGCCAAGCTGGCAACAGTGGCGCTAGTGTTGCCTTAAGGCCACACCCCGCCCTAAGCACGGCTAGGCCGCGCTTGGGGCGGCAGGCCGCCCTCGATCTACCGTCTCTCCACACCCACCCCAGACTCACTACAAAAGAACTTTACGATCCCCAATCACCTCCTATTACCCTTGCATCAATTATCAACTCAAGTATACCTATAGAACATGGTCAGATTTCCTGATAACGTAGTCTGGAAACCCATGAGAGGCTCTCAAGAGGCTTTCTTGAGTGCCACTCCCATTTTTGAAGTCCTCTTCCAAGGAACTCGTGGCGGCGGTAAAACAGACTGCCTGCTCATGTCCTTTGGGATGCATGTGGGCAAAGGATATGGTCCCGCCTGGAAAGGAATCTTGTTCAGGCAGACGTATAAGCAGTTGACTGATGTTATCACAAAAACGAAGAAATGGTTTCCACTCATCTGGCCCGATGCTAGGTTCAACCATTCAGAGCACGTTTGGACTTGGCCGACTGGGGAACAACTGCTGCTTCGTCAGTTCCAGAAGGCAGACGACTACTGGAACTATCATGGGCATGAATATCCATGGATCGGATGGGAGGAGCTATGCAACTGGCCGACTGATGAGGGTTACAAGCGCATGATGTCATGTTGTCGGAGTTCCCAGAAGGGAATGCCGCGCATGGTCCGTGCCACCACTAACCCTTATGGACCCGGCCACAACTGGGTAAAGCATAGATTTCAGCCGCATACCATGAATATGGTAGTGCGAAAAGATCTAGTTGACGAACATGGAATGAAAGAGCCGACCAGGCTCTCTATTCATAGTCATATCGATGAAAACAAAGCTCTACTAGAAGCCGATCCAGACTACAAACAGAAGATTGCGGCTGCTGCTCGAAACGAAGCAGAAAAACGTGCTTGGCTCGAAGGCACATGGGACATCGTATCAGGAGGCATGTTTGACGATGTTTGGGAGCCGAAGTATAATGTGGTCCCGTCTTTTGAAATTCCCGAAAGCTGGAAGATTGTTCGCTCGTTTGACTGGGGCGCGTCAAAGCCCTTCTCATTGGGCTGGTGGGCGATCTCCGATGGAAGTGACTTCCAACTTCCAGACGGAAGATGGAGATCGAGTGTTCGTGGAGACGTTTTTAGAGTTAGAGAATGGTATGGATGCACAGGAAAGCCCAACGAAGGACTGGATCTCTTGGCTGTCGAAATTGCGGAGGGGATTGTAAAGCGTGAATTAGAATGGGGTTGGAGGCGTCCTGGAGAGAGTTGGTGTCGTGTCAAGGCCGGTGTGGCTGATTCTCAGATCTTTGCGGCAGAGAATGGAAATTGTATTGCGACTGATATGAAGGCGAAAGTTCGTCTGGACGACGGTTTTCGCTATCCGGGTATTGTTTGGAACCCAGCAGACAAACGTCCGGGCTCTAGAGCTACGGGTTGGAATCAGGTGCGTCAGAGAATGAAAAATGCGCATCCGAATGTGAAAGAGATCAATGGCGAGAAGAAACTTTATCCTCGCGAGAGACCCGGTTTGTTCGTTTTTGATCACTGTCACAAGTTCATTGAGCTTGTTCCTGTGCTTCCACGTGATGAAAAAGACATGGATGATGTAGATACTGATGCAGAAGATCATATCGCAGATGAAACTCGGTATCTGATTCGGTGGTTGCAGGTTCCGAGCTCATCTGGGAAGATTACAGGTCTTTATTGAAACAGGCTTGTCAGAACATAGAAGCCTGAGTTAGGGTCAGAGCCATGCTAACTTCAGTTCATCCTCAGGTAATTGCGGCTAAAACTGATTGGATCCTTATGCGCGATGCGTATAAAGGAGAGCGTCAGGTAAAGTCGAAGAATACCGTCTATCTGCCCATGACAAATGCGCAGATTGTTGACGGTGGGATGATTAATGTAGAGTCTGTGGGCTATAAAGCCTATGATGCATACAAGAAGAGAGCTCGCTTTCCGAATTTTGTTCGAGAAGCTGTTCATCAGGCTCTCGGAATGATGCATTCTCAGCCTCCAGAAATCAGACTCCCGAAGAGTATGGAGAAGATCACGTCTCGGATGGGAGAGCCTCTGAATGTGCTTCTTCAGAAGATCAACAAGGAGCAGTTGCTCACTGGGCGTGTCGGTTTGATGCTTGATCTCCCAACGAATCCCGCAGTTGGGGAAGATATGCCGTATCTGGCGACATATGTGCCAGAGAGAATTATCAACTGGGATGATGGAAGGATTGAGCAGCTTGTTCCCCAGAGGCTGAATCTCGTGGTGATTAACGAGTCTGAATTTGAGAGGAAGTCAAACTTCACTTGGGAAGAGAATCAGAAGTATCGCGTTCTGATCATTGGAGATATTGACGAAAACAACCCGGAAGGTCTATATAGGCAGGGTGTTTTTGATGCTGAGCATTTTGATCCGAACAAGTTGATCACGCCCAGCTATCGCGGTAGAACGCTGAACAAGATTCCGTTCGTATTCATCAACTCTTGTGATATCACTCCGGACGTAGACGATCCGCCTCTGCTCGACTTGGGCAATATCTGTATGACGATCTATCGGTCTGATGCAGACTATCGCCAGAATTTGTTCATGCAGGGTCAGGACACTTTCGTCACTATCGGCGGTGGTTGGGACGAAACTGACGAAATTCGCGTAGGTGCTGGCTCTCGAATTGACCTGCCTCAAGGTGGTGATGCGAAATATGTCGGCGTGACAAGTTCTGGGCTTAGTGAACAGCGTCAGGCTCTGGAAAATCTTGAGCGTCGTGCTGCCACTATGGGCGCGCAGATGTTGGACAGCGTTAGCAGAGAACGTGAAAGTGGAGAATCGCTTCGAATTCGCGTTTCTGCGAGAACTGCTGATCTGAATACTATCGCTGATACTGGCGCTGCTGGGCTTGAGCACATTTTGAAGATCGCTGCTGAGTGGATGGGTGAAGATCCTGATGAAGTCACCGTAATTCCGAACAAAGAATTCGGTCAAATGCCGCTCACTGGACAGACAATGGTCGAGATTGCTACGGCTCGGAATCTCGGCTGGCCGATTTCTGCCAAGTCCATGCACGATCTCTCTCGGAAGCGTCGTATGACGACGAAAACGTTTGAGGAAGAAGTGGCTGAAGCAGAAAAAGAGGCGAATATCGAAAGATTCGTATTCGCCAAAAAAGATTCTGGAGACCGTGCGGCTCTCCAGCCCAATAATCCTAATGATCCCAGAGGACAAAATGATGTTCCTGGGCAGACGACTAACCCCAGTGGGCGTGATGCCTGATAGATAGGAGAATGGACATGGATCCTCTCGAATTGACTTACGATTCTATTGATGCTGTTCCGGAAGCATTCCGTTCGCTTTATAGCGAAAAAGACGGAAAAGCTGTTCTCACAGGTATCAATGGAGTCAAAACTCCGCAAGATGTCCTGAATGTTCAGGAAGCTCTGCGGAAAGAACGTGCTGATCACGCTGCGACGAGAGAAGCTCTGAAGTCTTGGAAATCACTTGGTCAAGATCCAGCTGAACTTCAGGCGAAACTTGATCGCATTTCTGAGCTGGAAGCTGCTGCTGGTGGAAAGCTCGATGAGACAGCGATCCAGAGGCTTGTTGAAGCCCGTCTTGGGCAGAAAACAGCACCTCTTGAGCGTCAACTCAAGGAATCGGCGACTCGTCTCGCAGAACTTGAAAACGAGAATACTGCTCTCAAGCGCTCTATTCTCACTCGTGACATGAATGATGCCGTTCGTTCTGTTGCAACTGAAATGAAAGTGTTGCCGACGGCCATTCCTGACGTAGAGCTCGTTGCGTCAATGTTCTTGGAACGTGATGAGAGCACTGGTCAGTTCATTGTCAAAGCTGATGCAAAGGGTGTCACGCCTGGAAGCGACATCAAAGGCTTCTTGAAAGAAATGCAGAAGCAACGTCCTCACTGGTGGCCGAACTCTCAGGGTGGCGGTGCTGGTGGTGGAAAAAGTTTCGGCGATTCTGAAGAAAACCCGTGGTCTGCTAAAGGCTGGTCTCTCACAAGGCAAGGCCAGTATGTGAGAGAACACGGGATTGCGAAAGCTCAAGAAGCTGCGAAAGTTGCAGGTTCTTTCATCGGAGCAACAAAGCCGAACAAATAGGCTTGTCAGGTGCACTGGTGGCGTTTAGTGTTGCCGCATAGCTAGTGCCTTTGGTAGCCGACCGCTAGCTAAACTCGCGGCCCGGTTGAGCACAGCTCCCGGGCCGCAATCTTTACAAAATACCTGTTGCAATCGTTCACGCTTGTGCGTAATGTGAGCGCATTGCTGATGACGTGATGTCATCCTTTGAATGCGACATGGGTCGCTCTCCCCTCCAAATCGCCAAGAAAGGTAATTCTCATGGCAGCAGGTCCCACGACTCGGGTGAGCGACATCATCGTCCCCGAAGTCTTCACTCCCTATATGCAAGTTCTGACAGAGGAAAAATCGCGACTCGTTCAGTCCGGTCTTCTCTCTCGTTCGCAAGCTCTTGATGCTCTGCTCGCTGGCGGTGGTATCACGTTCCAGGTGCCTTCGTTCCGCGATCTGGACAACGATGCTGATCGTGTCTCGACCGACACTTCGGTGCCGTTCAATCATCCTGATTCTTCGCTCCCGTCTGGTGTGGCTCGTCCGCCGAACCCGCTGAAGATTCAGACGCAGAAAGAGATTGCCGTTCGTCTGAACCGCAACAACTCTTGGTCTTCGACAGACCTCGCAGCGATCCTTGCCGGTGCTGATCCCATGCAGGCAATCGCCAATCGCGTTGCTGCCTACTGGACTCGGCGTCTGCAAGCCGCGTTTATCGCGACCTGGAAAGGCGTCATCGCTGACAACGAAGCGAACGATTCCGGTGACTACATCAACGACATCTCGGGAACGAGCTTCATCGATGGTGTGACCAACTTCTCTGCTGAAGCCTTCCTCGATGCTGCCCAGACGATGGGTGACTCTCAGGAAGATCTGGTTGCTGTGGCGGTCCATTCGGTCGTCTACAACCGGATGCAGAAGAACAACCTCATCGATTTCATCCCGGATGCTCGTGGTGAGATCAACATTCCGACCTTCCTGGGTCGTGAAGTGATCGTCGATGATGGTCTGCCTCGGACCGGTTCGGTCTACGACACGTGGCTCTTCGGTGCTGGTGCAACTCAGCTCGGTGTTGGCACTCCCCCGGTGGCAACTGAAGTTGAGCGGAGGCCCGGTGGTGGCAATGGTGGCGGTCAGGATGTGCTCTACTCGCGCGTGATGTGGACGATTCACCCGACTGGTCACGCTTGGGTTGGCACGGCTGGTGATGGTGGTCCGGCGAACACCGGAACGAGTAGCTCGGACCTCGACGAAGCTGCGTCGTGGGACCGAGTGTATCCGGAGCGGAAGCAGATCAAGTTCGCTCGCCTCGTTACTCGTGAGGCCTAATACTTAAGGCGGAGCTTCGGCTCCGCCTCTATCTCCATTTGGAGGGAAGCTCCATGACTACTCGTATGCGACATCTTCGTCATCGCGAATTGAACGGTCTTGCTCGGAAACGTCTTGATCACACGAAGAAGGCTCTCGCCATGGGTCTTCCCGCTGGTCGCAAAGCAGAGTATGTCTTCACTGCTGACAACCTGACTGACATGATCACTGTAGCTGGTCAGGACAATCTCGCAGTAGGAAATCCTCGTGTCATCTTGAGAGGTAATCTTCCTACTCAACTCAGGACTGGTAAAATCTACTGGCTCGCTGATACAGGAACGAATACCTATTCTCTTCACGAAAAGAAAGCGGATGCTGCTGCCGGAACTGGTGACATCACTTTCACTAGTAATGGGACTGGCACTCTTCGTATGACCATCCTTGATTAAGGAGAAAGAAATGGATATCAAAGAAGCACTCGGTCAGCTCGATACTCTTGAAGATTCGAACTGGACTGATGACGGAGCTCCGGCTATCGAGGCTGTTTCCTCCCTCTTGGGTAGGAAAGTCACTCGTGCAGAAATCATTGAGGCTGCGCCGAAATTCTCTCGAGAAAACACTGATCTTTCTGGTGTTACTCCTGCTCCAAAGACTGAGCAAAATTCGAATGCCTCTCTTCTGAAGATCTTCTCTGAAATGGAGCCCATGCTGCCTGAAGAGCTGGCACAGAAGATTCTTTCCAAGATTGATCCAAAGCTGTTGCCTGAAATTGAGATCATGCTTGGTCAGCAGTTGCAGGCAATTGAACAGAAAGAAAAAGAAGTAGAGGAGATGAAGCGTCGTGTCAAACTAGGCCGCGCTCTCACTCAGGCTTGGATCAAAAGGCTGATTCCAGACATCTCTAATCAGCAAGCAATCCAAGAATATATTCGATCTTCGAATGCTCGCCGTGCAGAGAAAGCTGCTGAAATCAATCGAGTTCTTGGCGGACTGAAACCGGCTGATATCGCCAAGCTCGATCCTCGAGCCGCCATTGACAAAGCATTCGCCCGTAAGACTGCTCGTGGTAGTCAGCGTCCGGTGCGGTAATGGTGACGTTGGACCGCACATACGCTCTCGCACTTTCGCGTCAAAAGCGTAGGCTTGCTGAAGCATCCAGAAGCCGTTTTTCGGCGCTTATCTCGACCCCTCAGACGCTTGCTGGAGGCCAAGCGCCAGCGGCTAGTGCTGCCCTAGCCTTGCCTGCCAATGCGCGGCTAGCGGTGTCCTCCGACGTCCCTGTGGCCTCTGGAGAGGTGGTGGTAAACGTGGCAGGTGGCAGGGTGCTGGGAACGCCTGCTCTGGCTGCAAATCAGATCTACGAAGTAGGTTATGTAGAATCTGGCAAACAAATCACACTCGAAAAAACTGTCGCAGGTGCTGGCACTATCACGCTCTACTTCCTAGATGATTGGAAGCGACCTTTTTCAATCGCCACTTCAACATTCACATGAGGTGAACTATGCCACTCATTGTTGAAGATGGAACAGGAATCGCAAACGCAAACTCCTACACGACAGTCGCTTTTGCAGATGCCTATTTTGCAGATCGCATGAATTCCACTTGGGCTGCTGCTACCACGGCTGAGAAAGAATCTGCTCTGATCAAAGCTACTGATTACATTGAGCTGCGCTTCAAACATCGCTGGAAAGGCAATCTCGCTCCTGAAGCAACGACACTGTCGTTTCCAAGGCAATACTTCTACGATCGTAAGGGCGAGCTGGTAGATTTTGAAGAAGACGGTATCCCGGTAGATATCCAGAAAGCGACAGCTGAATATGCACTTCGAGCTCTATCTGCAGATCTTCTCCCTGATCCTGTTGTTGCCGATTCTGGTCAGGCTGTCAAAAGAACCTATGACAGAGTCGGTCCGCTTGAAACTGAGGTCGAATATGAAGGTGGTGCTTCTCGGCCTGATCTTATTCGTCCTTATCCTTCTGCAGACAATCTTCTCAAATTCTGGATCACAGGCGTTGGCGGGGTGATTCGATAATGGGGATCGATTATGCAAAGCTCGCAAAGAAGGCCGAAGCTCTAATAACGAAAGCTGGCCGGATTGTGACGCTTGTTCGACCCAATGAAAATCCAGCTGACCCCAATCAGCCTTGGAATGGTCCTGCTAATGGTGAAATCACGCTCGATATTCCAGGCATTCAACTTCTGCCGAATGCTGTCCGCATCTTTGGGCTTTCCGCTTTGGGTGATGCGAAAGAGTTCAAAGAATTGATAACTTTCAACGAATTGATCTATGTCGTTTTTCAAGGCGAAGTAGATTTGGCAACCTATACTCTAGTTCGTGATGGTGGTGTAGATTATCAGATTGAGGCAACACAAGCTCTGAAGCCAGCCGATACAACCTTGCTCGGTTTCATCGGAGTTCGTCGATGAGCCTCACCTATAAAGAAGCGAATGACGAAATTCTTGCGTTGCTCAAGACAGCGTGGGACACCACTGGTCACAAGATTTTCTGGGAAGGTGTCCGCGACCAACGTGAAACTGACATGTCTCCGTGGGCAGCAGTCGTAGTTCGCCATGTAGCAGGTCAGCAAGACACTCTCGGCGGAGTTGGTTCCAGACAATTTCTGCGTCTTGGGACAATTATCGTCACTATCAACACTCCATCAAGTTCTGGCTTGTCAGAAGCCTACAACTTGGCTAAGGTCGTAAGCGACGCCTATGAGGGTGTTTCTTCACCTAATGGAGTTTGGTTCCGAAATGTTCGTATCAATGAGCTAGGTCGGGAAGGAACTTTCTTCCAGATCAACGTCATCATTGATTTCGAATACTACGAAACTAAGTAAGGGAGGCCAGGAATGGCACAAGTTCCGAAGATTGACTCTAATATCACTGGACTTGCTTATGCCGAGGAAGCCTCTCTAGGTTTCTTGCCCGGCGAAGGAGGTTTCAGCGGCACTCCGGTATGGAGGCGTCTCAACCCGAATAGCTATAACGACTTCGGTGGCGAAGTTGTCACCGTGGCTCCAAATCCAATCAATCCGTCTCGTCAACGTCGCAAAGGTGTTACCACTGACCTCAATGCGTCTGGTGGTTTCAATCACAACCTGACATATGAAAACCTCAAAGATCTTATGCAGGGTGTGTTCTTTGCGGACATCCGTGCTAAGCCTCAGAGGGCTGTCACAGCAATCGACCTCGACGGTAACAACCCTGATGAATATGAGGTCGCTTCCACGGCCGGATTCCTTGTCAACTCTCTGATCATTGGCAAGAATTTTGTCAACGCTGCGAACAATTCTCTCAATGTTGTCGTAGCAGTTGTCAACAACGTCTCTGTAGAAGTTGCTAACGGTCAGCTTGTCGCTGAAACTCCGCCCGCTGGTGCTGTCATCAAAGTCGTCGGTTATCAGTTCGGTGATGCTGATGCAGTGATCAACGTCTCCGGAGATCTTCCTCGGCTCCAGTCTAATGGTGGCCTCACTGACTTCACAACTCTCGGCCTTGTCCCCGGTCAGTGGGTATACATCGGTGGTGATATCTCTGCACATACCTTCACCGCTGCTGCTAACAACGGCTTCAAGCGTATCAGGTCTGTGAATGCTTCGGGAATCACTTTCGACAAATCTGATCAGCCGATGGTCGCTGATGCTGGTGTTTCCGGCAAGACCATTCGGTTGTTCTTCGGCGATGTGCTTCGGAATGAAACTGGCTCGCTGATCAAGCGCCGAACCTACAATATTGAACGAACGCTGGGCGCTCCGGATGATTCTCAACCATCGCAAATCCAATCGGAAGTGCTGATTGGTGCTGTCCCCAACGAAATCTCTATCAACATTCCGCAGGCTGAACTGGCATCTGTGGACTTCACGTTCGTAGCTATCGACAACGAACAGCGTTCTGCTGCAATCGGACCGAAGCAAACGAACGTGATCGAGCCTCGCTCTGCTTCTGAATACAACACTTCGAGCGACATCGGTCGTATTCGGTTGGCGGCTGTCTCAAATGTTGATGAGGCACCTTCGGCTCTGTTCGCTTACGTTACTGAAGCGACGATCACCATCAATAACAACGTCACGCCAAACAAGGCTGTCGGTGTTCTTGGTGCATTTGATGTGACCGCAGGCACTTTCCAAGTCTCAGGAGAACTGACAGCATATTTCTCCAATGTGGCTGCGACGCAAGCTGTTCGAAACAACGCTGACGTGACTCTGGATATCTCTTTCGTCAAAGACAACACGGCAATGGTCATTGACCTGCCGCTGATTTCTTTGGGCGATGGACGACTCAATGTAGAAGTGGACCAGCCGATCACACTGCCTCTTTCTACTGAGGCAGCATCTGGTCAAGATGTGAGCAATAATCTTGATCACACGGCTCTGATCACCTACTTTGATTACGTTCCGAACGCGGCGTAAATCCCAATAATGGAGAATTGAAGATGGGAATGTATGACGTTTTCGAGACTGATGAGGATCTCGAAACAACAGGCATCTGGCTGGATTATGGCGATTTCCGCGTTCGTATCGCCTCTGCTGGTCAGGGTAACAAGAAATATGTGAAATATGCTGAGAAAGCTCTCAAGCCTGTTCGCAAAGCGATGCAGGCTGGAGCTCTCTCGAATGAACGATCTCTCGCGATCATGTCTGACATTTATGCCAAGACTATTGTCCTTGACTGGGAAGTCTTGGTTGATGGCAAGATGGTGAAGGGCATCGAACAGCGAGACGGTTCCATTGCTCCGTTCAACTACGAGAACGTTCGTCAGGTCTTCCTTGATCTTCCTAATCTGTTCCTTGATATTCAAGAACAGGCCAACTCAATCGCCAACTTTCGTAGGGCGGAACTGGAGGAAGATACAAAAAACTCGTGAGTGTCCTTGAATACCAGATGGAGCAAGGACACATCGAGGAACAAATCATCAAACAGGCTGAAAGAAGCGGCCTACCAATCCCAGATCGCATTGAAAATGCCCCTAGCATTATGCCGGGGCTAGAGCTATACTACATCGGGTTCTTAGAGCTGAACTCTTCCCGTTCTTTGGGCGGATTCGGCATAGGCCCGATTCCTTGGCTTGCGATAGAGCAATATTCGCAGGCTTTAGAACTAGATGAAGATCAGAAAATGGCGATGCACTTCCACATCGTCGAAATGGACAAGGCCTACCTTCGCCATCAACAGAAGAAAAACAAGTAATGCCGACACTTCAGTTCTCGAAAAATATCCGCCGACGCGGTAGACAAGTAGAGAACGCAGCGACCGCTCTTGTTCGTTCGATGGCGAAGAGAACTTTGCGCTCACTGGTCCTAAATACGAAAGTTGATACCGGCAAAGCTCGATCTAACTGGCGCGTCGGTGTCGGAGCACCCACAAGGGCTGTAATCAGTCCTTACAATCCATATCCGAAAAAATCAAAAGCCAATGGTCAGGGTATTGCAGAAACTGCTAATGCCACGGCTGCGATCGCTGCTGGTAACGCTCGCATCAATTCTCTGAGAGGTATCAGCGGAGTTGGTTTGAAGACTGCCCTCTTCATCAGCAATAATGTAGATTACATCGACAAAGCTCTGCTGCCCGGTGCTCTAGAGGCTTCTATTGTTGAAGCTAGAGCAGCACTCAGGGGTTTTCGAGTATTCGATTCACGTAATGATGATGAGGGAGGTGACGTCTAGTGGTCACTGAAACTGTCAACATTCGGTTCGTAGAATCGGGCGCTAGAGTTGTCAAGCGCCGGATTGATGAAATCGGTCAAGCTGCGAACAGTGCAACTCGCGGTATTTTTCTGCTCAAGAGAGCATTGTTTGTCATCGGTGGTGCAGGTATTGCTCGCGGTCTGCAACAGTATGCTGATTCACTCACCAATATGGAGAACAGACTTAGGCTGACAACTGACAGCACGGCTCAGCTAGAAGCAGTTCAGTCTGAACTTTTCGAAGTAGCACGTCGTTCTCGTTCAGATCTTGCTGGCACAGCCGATATCTACAATAGGATTGCTCTTTCTGCGAAGAATTTCGGAGTAGGACAGAAACAAATTCTCGCTGTAACTGAAACTCTGCAAAAAGCAGCTATCCTTTCTGGTGCGTCCGCTCGTGAAGCCAACGCTGCCCTCATTCAGCTTGGGCAAGGTATCGCTTCTGACCGTCTGTCTGGTGATGAACTTCGTTCTGTTCTGGAACAACTTCCGGCTGTCGCTGACATCTTGGTTGACTATCTAAACAAGACTGGTCAATTCGGTAATGTCACTCGCGGCACGTTGCGTGAGCTTGGTCGTCAAGGCAAGCTCACTGCTGATATAATATTCAGTGCAATTGAAGCTGCGCAAGGTCGTATTTCTCAACTCTTTGAAGAAACTAACCCTACGATTGAGCAAGCCTTCAAAGTCGCTGAAACTAATCTACTTCAATTCATCGATAAGTTTGACGATGCGACTGGTGCTTCTGCTGCTGTAGCCAAAGCGATCATCAGTATTTCTGAGAACTTGGACATTTTGCTCGCTGGTGTCCTTGCCGTTGCTGCTGCTCTCACTGGGCTATTCACAGCTAAAGTTCTCGCGGCAATTAGCGCCTATGTGACGAAACTTCAAATCGCTGGCGGTGCTTTCGCACGACTACGTTCAATTCAAGCGGCTTCTGCTGCCGCCCAAGCGGCTCATACTGCTGCTATCGCGAATGACACTCGTATTCGTGTGCAAAACTACATGGCGATCGTTGCTCGTTCTAACGCGCAACTTAGATCAGCTCAAGCAGAATATGCTGAAGCTACCGCTGCTTTCACAAACGGTCGTGCTCGAGATGCTCAAACTGGTAGGTTCATTGCGAACCAAGTTGCTCGTGACCGACTGACTGCTGCCAGTATCAGGCTCGCAAATGCAGAGCGTATTAATCTAGCACTGACTAATCAACTCACTGCGGCTCGTGTTGCTAACACTGCTGCTGAAAATGCTGCTGCGGCTGCCGCAACTCGCGCAGCGATTGCTCAAGAAGCTAAGAATACGATGCTAGTCCGTCTTAGCGCCACTTTCCCATTGCTCACTGGTGCTGCTCGGATGGCTGGTGGAGCAATCGCAGGAGTGTTCTCGCTTATTGCCGCACATCCGATTGGTGCTCTGATTACTGCCCTCGTTGCAGCAGGCATTGCAGTCTTCACCCTGGGTGATCGATTCAAGGTAACTGCTGACGGCGTAGTGTCGCTGAAAGACGCAGCTATTGCTGCATTCCAGATTATCTTTGAATGGGTAGGCAGTGTCGTTTCTGCGCTGGGAGAGCGACTAGCTCCAATCATCAATACAGTTAGTCAGGCTTTTGTCACTCTTGGTGAAATCGCTAGTAGTATTCTAGGCGGTATCTTTCAAATCTTTGTGTCTGTGTTCAACGCTATCGCAGGAACAGTTGTCGGCTTCATTAACGGAACTATTCGTTCTTGGCAACTGCTTCCAGCAGCTTTGATAGATATTATGAATATCGCACGAAATGGCTTGCTGACAATTATTGAGAATATTGTCAATGGCTTCATTGAAGGCATCAAGGAAATTCCGAATTTCTTCTCTCGAGCGATGGAGAATATCGCTCAATTTGCTAGGGATGCAGTCACTTTCATTGTTGATGCTTTCACAGCTTTGCCTGGAGCTATCAGTGATATCGCTGAAGCGGCTGTTCGTTTCCTAGTGGCGAAGTTCCAGAATGGAATTAACTCTATCAAACGACTTTTGAATACCCTCCCCGGTATTTCGCTCTCTGTTGGCGAAGACATCCAAGCCGCTTTTGACGGTTTGAAAATCGAACTTCCAGATCCTCCAAGTTTTAATGATTTCTTCAGAGAAGGAAGACTTAGTCTTGATCGTTTTCGTGGTGAAGTTACTGGTAGTGCTGCTGAAGTCGGTAACATCTACGCTGAAGAGTTTGCAAACGCCTACAGTCGCAATTTGGCCGGTGAAGCTGGTCAGGCAATCTCCAATGCAGTAGAATCGCTTGGCAATTCTGTCATTAATCGTGCTCGTGAAAATCTTGCGAAACAAACTAGTGCTATAACTGATAGCCCGATCGATACAGGTAAGCCTGGAACTGGTGGCGATGGCGGTGGCGGTGGCGGTGGTCGTCGTCGTGGTGGCGGTGGTGGTAGCTCAGCGAGTTTTGATTCCGAATTGACACAGCTCCGACAGAGGATCGATCTGGAACGCCAGTATGGCATCCAGAAAGAAATAACGAACAACATCTTGAGCATTGAAAAATCTATCAAACGCGAGCTAACCCAAACGGAGGCAGAGCAAGTCGCAAATGTGACTAAACTTTTGGAAATTAGCAAAATTCAAGGTCAAGTTCTGCAAGAAATTCTTGGTCCTCAAGAAACTCTACAGTTCACTCAGCAGGCATTGAACGAGCTGTTCGCTCAGGGAGCTATCACTCTCGAACAATATAATACGAAACTGCGTGAAACACAGATCGCTGCTGATCGTGCCGCTAACACCTTGGGCGGAGGTTTCCGTGCAGCGATCGCATCCAGTATCCAGTCTGCTGGTCAGTTTGGCGAGGCGCTTGGTGGCGTCGTGGTGGATGCTGCAAACAGAGCTGCTGACGCGATTGTTGAATTCGCAAAGACTGGTAAATTCAATATTCGCCAGTTTTTCCAAGATCTGTTTGCTCAACTTCTGAAGCTGGCGGCGCAACGCCTCCTGCTCCAATTCATCGGTGGGCTTTTCGGTATTCCAGGTGGAGGGCTTGCCAAGTTCAATCAGGGTGGATCGATCTTGCCATCTTTCGCTGGCGGTGGTAGCATCGTTCCGACTGGTCCGGGTTCTACCGACTCTCAAATCGTAGCATTCAACAAACGTCCTGATGAGCGTGTAGATATCCTCACTCCTGGACAGCAAGCAGCACAGAGGAATGCGATGAACAGTGCTGGTGGTGGAAAGACGATAGTCAACACCACAACCAATATCGCCGCCGTTCTTTCACCCAGAGACATCGTTGGTGCATTTGACAACTCTGATGGAGAAACAGTAGTAGTCAATATGATCCAACGCAATGCATCAACTATTCGGCAAATTGTGCAAGGATAGAATATGCCTTTCTCGACAGGAACAGCAGTCAACTCGACAGATCTTCTGAAGAAGATCAACACCCATCTAGTCGCTAATGGGTGGACAAAACTTCGTGGAGAAGAGGACATTGTTCCTGCATCGCCAAAATCTGCGCGCTATTGGCGAATGATTGTTCTTGAAAGTCAGACGACTAGTGCCACTGTTCGCGGCGTTCAGCTATTCAATTTGCGAGGAACTCCTGGCGGTCCGAACCTTTGCACCAATGCTGCGAATTTCACAATTTCTGATCTTGGAACAGGAAATGCTTCTCTTTTGATTTCTGGAGGTGTTGTTCGTTCTAGCAACATAGGCTCTGCTCGCGCTTGGAGAATTCAATACGATTTTGGTTCTCCTACAATCATTCGTGAACTCTACATGCGAGCTGACTCTACTGTCGGCAATACTCCTCGTTCCTTCGTGATCCAATGGTCTCATGATGGAGAAGTTTGGACCACGATGTTCGATGCTTCCAATATCAGCTGGACCGCTTCCGAATTCAAGACTTTCACATGGAATGACGGATACGTTTCTCCTATCCATCCGAGTTCGACCATTGCACGGCGTTCAGGCTCTGCTGAGGATTTTCCCGCTGACGTAAACTGGGAAGGGTCTGGTTTTCGCCATATGAGTGAAGACATGTATGCTTGGCAAGCTCCAGGCTATGATGCGAATCGTCGTGTTTATGTGAAAGCTCGCTCTCATTCTGTTGTTTCATCTTCAACAGAAATCATCGAATGGAATTTCTCGGCTGCCTATAACAACAATCTTCGTGGTTTCTTTGAAAACGTTGGAACATCTCCTAATTCGACTTTCCATTTTTTCGGCACTGGAACTATCAGCTATCGAATCTACTCGAATAGCAAGCGACTGATTTTGATAACAAAGACTGGTGCTACGGACTATACTTCTTCCTATGTTGGGTTTCTGTCAGCTTTCGCTCTTCCGGACTATTATCCGTTTCCATTGACTATGTCTGCAACTTCTCCGAGCAGATCTGCCTATAACTTAGCGACTTCAGACAACGTTCTCAGTTCTATGGCAGATCCAGGCTTCGGATGTATCGTTTCTAGATATTGGGATGGTATTATTCGCACAGGTGGAAACAGAGCTGCTGGGGCAACCGATGGGTATACTGTGAGTGGCACATCTTCACCTTTTCCTTTCGTCTGGCCTCATTTCTTCGGTAAGTCAACTTCTAACGAGCGCTGGCCTAATAACCGAGGTGGAGGCACGACAGGAACAATGTATTCTAACCAGACACTCATGGAAAAACTAATCGCTACTCAACAAAACGATCTGCCTCTGTTCCCAGCAATCGTGATTGATCACCAGTATGGGAGTCTCGGAGCGCTTGATGGTGTTTTCATTTTGCCGGGTTGGAATATCTTAGCAGCAGAGCAAACAATGACAATCAATTCTGTGAACTACAGGATTTTTCCAAACAGGACGCGTCGTTTGGGTGCAAGCTGGTTCGCAGTAAGGGAAGACTGAGATGGCTTTCTCGACAGGATCTGGTGACTACCTTGCTCTCATGAACGCAGTTCTCACACATGCGATTAATGATGGTTGGACAACGACAGGTGGTAACTGGCCGATCTCCAAAGATAACGTGAGAGGCGTCAACTGGTCCACCAGAACTATCTCTGCAACTGATTATCTCAGTGGTAATGCTGTCAATTTCACTGAACGATTGATTGATCTTTCTATTGGAAGTTCAGGTGCGAACGCAACTTCGAACGCGAGTGTCCAAGCGACTTCAGTTCAAATCAGGAACTTGCAAGTTCCAATTCAAGAATGGTTCATCTTTTCTGATCCAAATGAGGGAAACTACATCCACGTCGTGATGCGCCAGACCAATGGATATACAAACGATTGCTGGGCGCACTTTTCCTTCGGTGAACTAGACAAAGGCGGTATGGGCTACACGAGCATAGCCTATGCAGCATCTTCGTGCCGTCGTCCGTATGTTGCTCTTCCAGCAGGATCCAATACTAATACTTTCGAATCCTATGATTGGAATTGTGGAATCAACGGCAACTGGTCAAGCTATATGTCCGGACGCCTTGGATTTCAAGATGCATATGATCGTCAAACTTCTTCTGGACTAAACAGTCTTGTGTTCATGATACATCCAACCGTGTCTCCGGTTGTTGGAGGTGGTGGTTGGATTCAACCTGATCAGATCGGCACACAGCAAAATCTCTATGATTCAACATCTCCATCAGCTAGTCCACAAAACAGTATCGCAACAATTCTAACGAACTCATCAAGCATGAGTTTCTCATTCAATACTGTGATTGGTCACTGTCAAGCTCAACCATACTCCGGAGCGATCTCGCTTTCTGGAATTCCTTTCATTCTACTGAACGGCTCATCACCCACAGCCCAAGGTATGTTCCTGGGTATGTTTCCAGGAATTCGTATCTGTAGTTTGGATACCTACAATCCAAAAGACGAGGTTACGCTGGCGTCTGACACTTGGTTTCTTGCACCTATCCTCAGGAAGACTACAAATGCAGAGTGTCTGCAAAGCACTGTGGTCGCTAGTGGAAATCTAGGCTATGCTTACAAGAAAGTAGTCTAATGGGATGGGGCTTCTTTGACTACAGCACCTACGCGACATTCAGTGGGACTGTAACTTTTCCTGATCAGTTTCCTTATAGTGCTCTGACTGGTGTTCAGAGATCAGAGGGCTGGACTGCAAACACCAATCAAGTCGCATACGATTTCGGTTACTTGTTCTCGACGGACGCTAGCCGAGGACCACTGGTAGACGAAACAGGAACTGGTGTTCCGCGACTTCAAGCGAACTTCCATAGCGATTTTCACTTCAGGCTTTGGGTTGTTCCGAGCTTGTTGCAGTTGAACAACCCACAGATTGGAATAGATATTCCTTTCCGTATTTGGAGCACAGGAACTATCTTTGAGACTTTCACTAATATCTTGGTGAGTGGAAGTTCTGTTCTTTCTTTTGATATTTCTCCAGGAGACGTTATTCGGGACTTCGAATATCTTGTTGTCAACATGCAGATCGATGCTGGAGAAGCAAGCATCGAGGCAATCGTTGAGTTCAGCACGACTAATCTTGTCGGCTATTTGACTGTCATAGCCACAATCTCTGATACTTTCAATCTAATTCCTGATGTTCCTATCAAAGAACAGTGGGAATTCAAGACTGACGTGCTAACGAATCATCTTGGTGTGGAGCAACGAATTTGTCTGCGTCGCAGACCGCGAATCAGGCAAGAATTCACATTCGAGATCATTAATCTCAGACAACGCCGTGAACAATACAATGTCACGAGGAAAAATATTCTTTCTAGATCTTTGGTGCCGATGTATCAATATTCGGTGAATCTTGATCAGCCTGCTACAATCGGTGCAACTAGGCTCTACTTGAACAACTCACAATCTAATTTGCGAGCAGGTGAATTTGCCATCATTGTCAATCCGACTACTGAACAATTGATCATCTCTAAAATCGCTGTCATTGAAACTGATGGCATCACGCTCGAATCTCCCATTAGTTTTGATATTGATGACCATTGGGTCGTAGCTCCGGTAATCAATGCCGTCATCAATGATGGTAGCGGAATCGATATGAGAAATGTGACTGGACAGCTCAAGATCACTGCTGACAGTTTCACTGAACCAGCATTGCTGAGGCCCAATGCGACTCGAACAGTAGAAATGTTTGACGGCATCCCATTCATCAATAGAAGGCCGTTGATCAATGCTGATGAGAATTTCAACTTCGAACGTGAGATTTTTGACAATGAGACCGGCGTTCGTGACATCGACTCTGGATGGACTCATCCAAAGATAAGTGGCACCAGAAAGTTCCTGATTCAGCGAGTTTCTGATCCTGAAGAAATGGATTACTGGCGCTCGGTGTTTGACACCGTTCGCGGTGGACAAAAGTCTTTCTTGCTCTCTACTTTCTTTCCTGACTTGACACAGGTGAACCCAAATCAGAACGTTCGTGGATTGTCAACAATCCTTATCAAAGAGGGCTACTATCCCGCCCTCTATTGGACTTACGACACTTGGAAGAGAATTCAAATCGAATATACCAGCAAAAATCGCTCTCAACACGTTGTGATGAACGCAACTACTAACCAAGATGGGACTGCAAATATCCAGCTATCACCAGTGATTCCTGATCTTAATGGCTATGAAACTGTCAAATATATCAGTTTCTTAATGAGATGGAGGGCCACTGACACTATTGTCTTCAACCATTGGGCCAACTATAGTGAAGTCAGCTTTGGTGTCTTCAGTTCGGATGAATAAATGGCCTATCAAGATGACGAAACGGGTCTGACAACTGCCAGACCAATCGAGCTCTACAGGTTCTCCGGAACTTTCAATAGCTATAACCTGACGAGCTATAATCTACCAGTCACTTCTAATGGCACAACTTACAAGCCTGTAGCGATTGATAGGAACAAGCTCAAAGTCTCAACTCAAGAGCAGACTGAGAACGCTCTCGAGATCACCATGCCTTTTGATCATCCTTTGGTGACCGAGTATGCTTACCAGAATGCTCCACCGAATTTGACTCTTGAGCTAATTCGTTGTCATGAGACAAACCCAAATGACACTGTCATCCTGTGGAAAGGACGTGTCACCGGATTCACTGTTGAGGGACGCATTGCCAAGCTGAAAGTTCCGGCAATCATGTCCTATGCTCTCAACGGAAATGCTCCAACTCCACGTTATCAGGCTCCATGTAATCATATTCTGTATGATGCACGCTGTGGTGTGAACTCTGCTCTGCATCAGCATGTGGCGACTATAACTCAAATCACAGGAAACATCATTACCATCAACAACTATCCATGGTCACCGACAGCTGCTGTCGCTGGTCAGATGATTACACCTGCCGGTGAGCAGAGAATGATTATTTCTGTGACCGGCAATGATATCACTGTCACATACCCGTTTGCCAAAGTTCAGATTGGTCAGTCAGTGACTATTCGCAAAGGCTGTGACCATTCTTTCGAAGGTGACTGCAAAACGAAATTCAACAATGGTGCAAGGTTTGGTGGCTTTCCAATCGTGCCTGCAAGAAACCCATTCACGAGCACACTGACATGATCTGGTTCACGCTTGCTCTGTTCGTTGTTTCGTTCTTGATTGTAGCTCTGCTCACGCCGAAGCCAGAGTTCGAAAACGTAAGAGCAGAAACTCTTGACGATGTAGATTTTCCTCGTGCTACTGAGGACGCACCAATCCCTCTCGTCTTGGGCCGTGTCCGAATGAAGGCACCTAACGTCATCTGGTATGGGAATTTCAGAAGCGTTCCAATTATTGAAAAAATCAAGACTGGGCTGTTCAGCTCGACCAGAGTAACTGTCGGTCATCGCTATTTCTTGACGATGGATTTGGCGTTGGCGATGGGTCCAGGCGTCGTTTTGAAAGAAATTTATGTTGATGACAAGATCGCTTGGTCAGGCACGACCAGCGGTGCCGGTCCTTCTGCTGTGAACAACGTAGGCATCAGCTTCGGTGGTTACAAGAAGGGCGGAGAGATGAACATGTCAGGCTTTTTCTACTCGGGAGCTTTCAACCTAACAGATCAGCCTGTCGACAGCATCATCGCTGCCCAAGTAGGGAATGCGAACGTTCCTGCCTATCTTGGGACTTCTCACATCACACTTGATGGTGAAATCGGTGAGAGTGCACAACTACGCAAGATGGCATTCGTGATCGAATGCTATACAAACGCTCTTGGGCTTCCCAACGGTGGTAAAATCGGAGACGATATGAACCCGGCGGAAGCTCTATATCAAGTTCTGACTGATACATGGCGCGGGCTTGGTATCAATCCTGCTCTCATTGATACCACGACTCTTCAAAATATTGGTAACACTCTTCATAGTGAAGGTAACGGTGTTTCTATTCAAGTGACTGCCGAAACAAATGGCAAGAAAGTCGTAGAAGAAATTCTGCGACAAATTGATGGTGTTGCCTATCAAGATCCCACTACTGGTAAAATCATTTTTAAGCTGATCCGAAATGACTACGACCCTAATACGCTTGATGTTTATGATGAAAATGACATCATCAAAGTAGAGAATTTCTCTCGTTCCGGATGGGACGAAGTCATTGCCCAAGTGAAAGTTAGTTTTCCACAGCGCGACAGTGATAGTGACGCAGTGGCAATCTCTCAAGACATGGCTACGGCTGGAATGGTTGGTCGCCTTCGCAGCACCACGGTCTCTATGCCGTTCTGCTACAACCCTACTCTTGCGAATCAACTGGCTTCACGTGAACGTGCACAATATTCTGTGCCATTGTTCCGCATGACGTTGCAAATGAATCGGAACGCTAATACTCTTCGACCCGGTGATGTTTTCAAAGTCAATTGGGACGACTACGGTATCAGCAACCTAGTTCTTCGTGTTCAAGAGTTTGATTTTGGTTCGCTTCTAGACGGTAAAATCGTTATTCGCTGTTTGCAAGATAATTTCGCTCTGAGCACTGTAGTCATCGCACCACCTGCTGGAACAAACTGGCAACCTCCTGTTGTAGCTCCACAGATAATCACAGTTTCTGAAATCGTCGAGATGCCTCGTTTCTATATGAAGCGTCTTCAATTCCCGCTGCCTGATGGTCGCGCTGGTGCTATTCCGCTTGCCTTGAAACCCAGCTCGGCTTCGAGTTCCTATGATTTTCTTGCTGGGAAAGTTTCTGGTAATCTAGACGTCAGAGAACCGCAAGAAGTTCCCTATCCGGCCACTGGAACTCTCACAGCACAATATCCTGAATCTGCCGGTTTTGCTACGGGTCTTGACACCACTGGTTTCACTCTTGCAAACTTCTCTGGTGAGAATTTCGTTCCTGCTGGAACTCTTGCTCAGCTTCGAAATGGCGAGCTTGGTATCCTGTATGGTAACGAAGAGTTCATGGGCTTTCTGAATGCAGTCCAGAATCCAGATCTTAGTTGGACTCTGACTAACGTCTATCGTGGTCTATTCGGCACAAGGCCCAGGACGCATCCTATCAATACTCGCTTCTATCAAATTCGTTCTGAATTGCTTGGTATTGGTAGCTTGGACGATATTTCGGAAACTGGAATTCTCTACTATAAGCTGCTTGATCGTGTCGGTCCGACTCCGATTAATCCCAATGCAGTGACACAAGCGTCAAAAACCATGAACAGACTGGCGCGTCGTCCGCAACGTGTTCGCAATCTTCAGCTGGATGGACAGAGAACTAACATCACTATCGGACCTAACACTGGCAGTTTGACTCTCACTTGGGCACGATCCAATCGAGAAGTGTCTACTGTAACTATCGAGACTGATCCTGATCAGACTCCGGACATCTCTGATGCACTCAATGAACGGTATCACATAGAAGTTTTCAACAATGGTTCTCTTGTTTCTCAACTATCTGTAGACAACTGGGCAGGACCGACCAGTCGTGTTATCGACTTTTCTCTCACTTCACTGACTGGTCAGGGTGAGATCCGTGTTACGGCTGAATGGGATTATTCACCGAGTCCTGAAGTTGATGCGATTGAATACGCTTCTCTTCCAATAACCTTTGCACAATGACGAGCCACAGGGACGTCCAGCAGCGGCCTTGTTTGCTGGCCGCTGGTAGGGTAGCAGGCAGGGCTTCAAGAGGCCCTCTGACGCGTCCTGTGGCGGCGCTGGCCGTGCTTTTGCCAGCTACCCTAGCACCGGAGGTCCAATGCCGCTTGAAAGACAATCTTGGGTTGTAATTTCCCGCGCCTTGCTATATGGTGTAAGTGCTCTCCTCGTGGCAGGAGCATATCTCTATATTCGGTGGGACGCATACAACGATGGCGTTGCTGATACCACCGCCAAATACGAAAATCTGATCTTGAAAGAGCGCCAGCGCGTTAACGAAGCGAATTCGGCTGCGCTGGCAGAAGCGCGTTCAAAGATCTCTGAACTACAAAGCCTGCTACGAGAACGAAATGAAAAACTGTTGGATCTTCAACGTGAAGCGGCTCAAGACCGCGACGCTGATAGGCCTGCCATCGGCACTAGGAGCGTGCAGCGGCTCAATCGGATCCGTTGAACCGCCCAAGCTGGCACCTCCGCCTGCCGAGCTGACTAAACAGTGTGCTCGACCTGTTCTGCTGCCGAATCGTTCTTTGTCGCAATCAGAGGTTGAAAACTTCTGGCTCAAAGATCGTTCTAATCTAATCGAGTGTGGTAATTACAAGTATCTGCTCCAGCAGTTTTATCTTGATCGAGATGCTAGAATAGCTGGAGAAAAGAATGTCTGATTTGCAAAATCTTGAAAAACGAGTGGAAATTCTAGAGGTTTGGAAGGTCGAGCAAACAACGAATCACGCTGTTAGAGTAGAAAAAGATCGTCACATGGATCGACGTTTTGACGAACTCAAAGAGAGTGTCGACCAAGTCAAGGGTTACCTGCTTCGCATAGTCTGGGTGATCGTGCTCGGAATAATCGGTTCTCTCTTGACTTTCATCATAAATGGAGGGCTGAATATTGGAAACTAAGCAAGAAAATCAACTCGCTTTGATGCTCAGCTTTCCTTTCTTGAGCCTTCTAATTCTCATTGGACTCGTGCCTATAGTCTTTCCATTGATGTCAGAATACGAGGGAAGAATATTCCCAGTGGTGAAGAACATTAAAGTAGAAGTGATTGATAAAAAAGAAAACGGTATTTTCATCAATGTTTCTTTCGACAAAGTCAGAGCTTGTGAATTCATTGGTATCTCATGGTATGATCAATTCGGTAACACGATTCCTATCATATTCGAAGCTAGCGCACGAGGAGAAAATGGCGAGATACCAAGAACACGTCCAGCCTTGCCGGGACAAAAAGCTGGCCCATGGGAACTGATAGGTCTGCAAAGTCTACAAGGAAGTATGGCGATTGTATCTCATCGCTGTCATCCACTGTGGATCACATACACACACTTCTACCCATAGGAGGATCATATGCGTGACAATCTCATGAAGACTACTGAATGGATTCTTGTCCATGAAGGTGGTTATGTAAATCACCCAAAAGACCCCGGTGGACCGACGAACATGGGTGTAACCCAGCGAGTCTATGATAGCTGGCGCGTTCGTAATGGGAAGCCAAAGCAATCTGTTCGAAATATCACCAAAAAAGAAGTGATTTCAATTTACAAAGATCAATATTGGGACAAGATCTGGGGCGATTTTCTCCCTTCTGGACTTGACTATTCACTCTACGACTTTGCAGTGAATTCTGGTCCTACGAGAGCGATCAAGTTCATTCAGCGATTGGTCGGTGTCAAAGAAGACGGTGTTATGGGCAACGTCACTCTCGGTGCAATTCTCAGCAATAAAAATATCGAGAAATTAATCATCGATCTGAACTATGCTCGCTGGAACTGGCTGAAAAAACTGCGTCATTTCAGCACGTTCGGCAAAGGCTGGACTCGCCGTGTCATGGGCGAGAAAGAAGGCGTTCAAGAACGTGATCACGGTGTTATTGACCGGAGCATTCTTCTCTACAAACAGGCCAGCTCAATCCCAGCACCAAAGAACTTGAAAGACGGCTCAGGTGTTCGCACTGAAGAAGAACCTCTCAAACTCATGGAGGAAATTACTGAGGGTCTCACTTTTGACAATGTTGCGAAGATTGGTGCAGGTTCTCTTCCTGCATGGCTCACTGCGGCGGCTGCTTTGCCCGAGGGACCGCTTCAATGGGCGTTCGCAGCTGGAACTGTCATGGTGCTGTTCATGGTGGCTTTGTGGTTGTTTCGCAAACTCAAATGATGGCCAAGTATGGCCACAGACAAAGCCATAAGCCATTGTTAAAGCTGCACAAAAGTTCTGTGACCAAACTTGCCACACTGGCCAAAGCCCAAACGCAACCCGTAGCAATTTGCTAAAGCAACGCAACCCAGGGGACGCTATGTCAGGTATGGCAAGTATGGCAACCCCTTGTTTTGCTTAGGTAAAATGGCCTTTTATATTACTTCTTAAATATTAAAAAGAATGGTAAGTATGGTCACACAGAACTAAGCTAGTCGCAGCCCCACCCTTGGGCTAAGCTGGCGTCAGAAAAGGAGAAACTATGTTAGATCTACTCAAGAACTACGTTCACCAAGTCGAGCCTTTCCAACACCAGCGAGAACATCTATACAAGAACGCTGGGCGTAAGGCATGGGGTCTGCTTTGGGAGCAGGGAACCGCAAAAACGAAGCCGATCATTGATACGGCTGCAATCCAATACATTCTCGGAAACATCAACGGTCTACTAGTAGTAGCTCCTCCTGGAGTTGAGCGCAACTGGAACACCGACGAAATTCCCAAGCATATGCCACCAGATGTCGCTCTGGATACGCTGGTGCAGGTGTTCAAAACTTCGCGCAAACATACTCAAGAGCATAAACGCGCGATGGAAAGCCTGTTCCGTCATGACGGTTTGTCAGTGCTGTTGATCAGCTATAATGCATTCATGACTAATGAAGGCAAAGAACTTTGCAAAAAGTTCCTCACGAAGCGAAATGTTCTCATGGTTCTAGATGAGGCGCACAACATCAAGACACCTAATGCGAAGCGCACGAAAACAATCGTCGCTCTTGGCAAATATGCGAAGATGCGCCGTATTCTCACAGGAACACCGATCTCTGTTGGACCATTCGATCTCTACAGTCAAATCAAATTCCTTGATGAATGGTTTTGGAAGAACAAAGGCATTCACGGATCAGTAGAGTTTCGCAACTTCTTTGGGCGCTGGTTCACTAGGACTGATTGTCAGAGACTTCATGGCTATGATCCAGGCTATGACAAGCTGATCGAATACCAAAATCTTGATAAATTGGCAGAATGGCTCAATGAAATCAGTGACCGAGTGGTCAAGGATGATGTTCTTGATCTGCCTCCGAAACTCTATCAGAAACGATATTTCGAGTCTTCTCCAGAAATGCGAGCTGCCTACCAAGAGCTGAAGAAAGAGCTAATGCTGGAGATCGGTAGTAACGTAGTGTCGGCTGAGCTTCCTATCGTGATGCTTCTACGATTGCAGCAGATCGCATGTAACTATGTGCCAGTCGGTAATGATGAGCCTGTTCACATGTTCTCCAAGAAAAACCCCAGACTAGAGGTTCTGGAGCAAATCGATGAAGAGGTTCATACCCAAGGAATCATCTGGGCAAGATTCCGTCATGATATTGATCAGATCATGGATCTTCTTGGTGACAAAGCCTGTCGCTACGATGGATCTATCGACGAGGACACAGCAGAACGCAACAAACTCGCTTTTCAGCGTGGCGAATACAAATGGTTTGTGGGTAATGCCCAGAAGGGAGGATCTGGTCTTACGCTGACTCAGGCGAAGACTGTTGTCTACTATAGTAACAGCTTTCGCTTGATTGATCGTCTTCAGTCTGAAGACAGAGCACATCGTGGTGGTATGGACAAACATCCTGTGAACTATATCGATATCATGAGTGATTTTGATATCGACGAGCACATCGTGACAAATCTGCGGAACAAGAAAGAAGTTTCCACAGAAATTCTCGGCGATGCACTCAAGGAGTGGATCTGATGACAGTATATGCTGTTCAGCAACAGATGCGGTTTGACCAGACGAGCAAAGAGCTCGTTCCCCGATTCACTTCAATAAAGAAAGCTGAAAGATGGGGTAAGCTAGTCTATCTCTTGTCTCCCAGCGCACATCCTTTCAACCCAGATCTTGTCCTGGGTGATC